CCGCCAGAGCCGATTTCGATGTACTCACCGACATCGCCCGTCGTAAGCGAATATGAGGTCGTCTTGGCTGACCCCGAACGCGGGATATTGCGGTAGCCAACGAGGTTTGTACCGTCAGCCGTGCAGTTAGACAGGTTGCCCGAAGTCGGCGTACCTAGCACCGGAGTCGTTAGCGAGGGGCTGGTAGACAGCACAACGCTGCCCGTACCCGTGCTGGTCGTAACGCCCGTACCGCCGTTAGCAACCGCCAGCGTTCCCGTGACTGACGCCAGATTGACGATGCCAACGGTCTGTTTGACAGAACCGTAGGTGTCGAACGTGCCGTCCGTTGTCCAAGTATCGCCAACTTGCAGCGTGACCTTGGCAATAACGCGCAGGGTGCCGTTATTGTCGTAGGAAATGGTGACCGTAACAGGCGCGGTGTCCTTGTTCTCAATCGTGATCGACTTGATGACACGCCGCGTGGACGAGGCCGGAGCCGCAACAAGGGTGGCCGAGCTAGTGCCGCTTAACGCACCGTCGGATGCGCCTTCAACGAAGGTCGTACCGTTGTTGTCTGCCCAAGCAGCAGTAAAGTCGGGGTTGGCCGTGGCAGCAGCGCCCGACATGACCGCCTTAATTGACTTGGTTGTTGAATCAAGAATCAAGATTGCCATATCGGTTTCCTACGAGATAAACCACGAATAGGCTTCGCCACCACCACCGCCGCCACCGCCACCGGTCGCGTTAATCGTGATCGAGCCTGATCCGTTGGTTACTGATATACCAGTGCCTGCCGTAATTGTGGCAAGCGTATAGCCGGTGCCGTCTCCAATTAGAAGCTGACCGTTGGTCGGTGTGCTGGTCAAGCCTGTGCCGCCATCGGCCACAACAACAGCATTAGTCAAATTGATGCTAGTTGCCGTGACCGTGACAAAAGTCGGACTGTCGCCAGATTGGTACTTGTCCGAGTTGAGGTTGTTAAAGTTCGCATCGACCTCGTTATGGGTCAACGGCGAACCTTTACCTGCGCGTGTGACGATAACCGACATCTAGCGCACCCTTAAGCCAGCGTGATATCTAAATCGCCAGCCTCAACTCGAAACACGTCACCAGAGTCAATCGTCTTAGCGGTCGTCAGCGCGCCATAGGCCAAGAGGTTGCCGCTGGTCAGATTGTCCAGAATNCCGACATAGCCAATCGACCCCCATGAGGAGCCNGCTACCGGAAACTCTACNGCCGACGTGTTGCTGGCGGTATCGTTNACCACCGTAAATGCTATCGTCTGGCGAGCGTATGACGTGCCAGAGCACTCCGTGCCGGTGTTGCCCTCTCCGGGGCTAGTCGTATAGAGGCCGAGGTACAGCGTACCCGGCGCAGTGTAAGAAGTGCCGCCAAAAACGTGCAGCAGCACCTTATTCTCAAGATAGTTTGAAAATGCACTCACGGTATCACCCTCGTCGGTTTGACGGTCATTGCCAAGCGACCGCCACTAAATGACGCACGCTGGTCTTGCACAATCATTTCNTCAATCGCNTTNTCGTACAGGCCGCCCCAGACCGCGATGCGTTCATCGTCTCGCAGATAAGGAGCCGCCTGCAGCAGCGANCCNTACAGATACACGTCAGGGTATTGCGTCAGCAGCCAGTTGGATGCCACAGCCCCTGAGAGCTTCTCAAGCTTGGCCACATACGTCAGCTCGCCGGTGTAGCCGGTGTCTGGCGCAGGCAGCACCTCGATCTGGCCACCAACAAACGCAAAGTAGGTCGGCTTGCCAGTCGTCGTGTACAGCGTCTTTTTTGCGTCCACCTCATCTTGCGTGAGCTGGATCAACTGCTGCACCGGTGCGGTCGAGGTCAGGATGAAAGACTTGGCCGAGACAAAGTCAGCCGGCACTGCGAAGAATGGCGTGTCCACCGTCGCAGTTGCGCGCTTGACCATCTTCTGGATCGGCAGGCGGCGCTCGATCTGCGCCTCTGCCAGCGAGATGAAGTCTGGAATCACCGCGGTCAAGTCGTCGCGGTTCAGCCAATCGGCGATGGACGTCTTCAAATTGGTATAGGTATCAAGCGCCATTCTGCTCGTCCTTTACTGCCCATGCACCCTGCAGCGAATACTCAAATGTGCCGATGTGCTTCACCTCTTGCGANAGNGCGTGATCGACTAGGATTTCATATCCAGCCTCGCGCGCCTTNCGACAGAAGAACACATCCTCACCGATGTAGTGGCCGCCGGTCGTGCTGTATGGAATCGCGAACCAAGGTTGTTCGACCTTCTCGAACACCTCGCGCTTGACCATCATCACGCCCATGCCGACGTAGTCCACCGGCTGCAGCCCCTCTTGCCCCGGCTCGGTATACACCCGGCCGATGCCCTTATCCCCGCCNTCCATCATGGCTACCGGCTTGATCGGCATCCGTCGCGTGGCGTANTTCGCCGCGACGATGTCCTTATCAAGCGACATCATGTAGCCAATCGTCTCCTTCGGGAACCGCATNTCGGAGTCTAGCCACAGGAGAAAGTCAACCTTCTCCTCTAGCGCCTGCCGCGCAAGTTCCATTCTCTGTGATGCGATCAGAGTTCCGTGGCTTGTGAAGAGCACCACGCGGTCGTCTGTTGTCGCTGTATGAAAAGACATCGCACGCGCTAAGTCGTAAGCGAACGATGTCATGACCGTGTCCCGTGCCGGGACCAAAATGGCAACGGAGCGACTCATACGCGCCCCGCCCGAGTTCTAAATAGTTTGTTGTCTGGGTCGTTGAGCCAGCGCTTCATGGCTGCCGGGTCGTCAACAATGCCCTGCTGCTTCAGTCGGTAGAACAGGGCCATCGGGATCGATGCTACCTTGCTCCACTCACCCCACCTCGCCCGTTCGTCGGTCGAGTTGTACTGTTGCTTGTTCTTCTCAATGATGTCGCCGACTTCGAAGACCGTCTCGATCTTCGCTTCATCCTTGTCGGCGTCATAGTGCCACCACTTGGTGGTACCGGTTAACGGGTCATAGTCAAATAATTTCTTGGACATGCGTCCTCGAGGATAGTGGGCGGAGGCATATCCCTCCGCCCACTATTTTGACCATTATTAGGTCGTGGTCAAGTCCGCAGCCAAACCATGNGCAGCTTCGGTGTTGACCTTGAGGCCCCACTCGACAACGATCATGCGCTTCTCGGCGTCGCCGGTCTTCGCAAGCTCNATCGTCTGGAAGGGACGCAGGTAGCANACGCTGGCGTACTCAGGATCGAGCACGAAAGCGTCACGCTCACGCTGGAAGCGGTTCGGAACCACCGAAACGGCACCGAAGTCGCTCACATAGACGTCAGCGGCACCGATGATCACGCCCGGCTTGTTGCCGGTCACTTCCTTGCGGATCTCCGCGATACCAGCAAAGCCAGAAACGCGCTGCTTGTTGACCGGGCCAACCATCAGCACCTTCGGCGTACCGCCGGCCGTCCACACCTTCTGGATCACGCTCTTGAGGATCGCTTCCGTGAAGGTGCGCTGATCGCCAGAGGCGGCATCCGTACGNGTCGCGTTCGGCTGCGTGGTGTAAGACGGNTCAGCACCGCCCGTGCCCTTGTCCGTGTTCGTCTTCAAGAAGGCGAGCAGCGAACCNGTCTTGCGGATAGCAGTCGAGACGCCAGCCGAGCCACCCGAGGCAGCTTGGTTGGTGAGCATGATGCTCTCCATGTCGCGCTTCAACTCAGCCGAACGCTTCGCGAGCTGGTAGGCCAACTCCGAACGACGACCAGCCTTGTCCACCGACTCGAGCGTGCCCGAGAGGATGAGCGTCTTGCGGCTGACCTGCGTGTAGTTACCCAAGCGAACCGTGGCGGCAGTCGAATCGTAGGACGACACGTCGTCACCTTCGATCTGCGCGTTGGTCGTGGAGGCAGCAGCGAGCGAGTCCGTCTGCCACTCGAAGAACGTGTTCTTGACGCTCTCGCGGCCGATGTTCGACATAAACGGAGTCTCTTCCGGCGAGATGTTGTAGATCACATTCGAGAGAGACTCACGGATACCCTTCGCATTGAAGGTATCAAAAGTATTGCTAGTCTGAGACATTGTCCTTTACCTCAATCCAAAAATTGTTCAAACACTGCGGCTGCATCTCTGGTGCTGCCGCTCCTTTGTAACTTGGAAAGAGCATCGCGAGACTTCACAGACTTGGTCGTTACCGGCACCGAGACACCAGCCTTCATCGGCTTGGCCTTCTGCTGAATCTTCGGCCGAAGGTCTTTCTGCCGGGTCATCAGCTCGTCGTAAAGCATCGCCTTACGAAGTGCAAGAACAGCTCGAGCGTCATATAGGTCGGATATTTCATCGGTCGAAAAACCGAGCTTCTCCGTTGCATAGCTGACGATCTTCGCCTTCTCTGCGCGTGCCTTAGTGGCATCGCGCCATTCTGGTAACTGNTCNAGGAGCTTGGCGCGTTCGGAATCTAATGTCCTCTCCGCTTCCTGNTGCTCCTCTAGTGCCTGCTTCTCGACCAGAGCACGGCGTTGGTTTTCGACCCAAGCCTGCTGCTCCTGCCGAGTGCGCACCAGCTCACGCTGCCGTACCCATTCGACGGGATTCTCTTGGTAGAGCCTGTCCCAGTCGATCTCCGGCGGCTGTGCTGCCTTTAGCTGCGCCTCCAGCACCTGCAATGTCTGTGCGTATCGCTGCCGCTCTTCCCGCGCTTGTGCTGCCTCTGCTTCGGCGTTCTTTCGTGCCTCGGCAATGGCCTGCGTTTTGCGCGTGTAATCTGCGGTGCGTGAGTAGCCTTTTAGCAGCTCATCGAGCGGCACTTCGACTTCTTCCCCGTCAACCTTGACGCGGAATGTCTGCGCTGCTGTCGGAGCCTCATCGGCATCCTCATCGCCTTCTGGTTCCTCGACAGCCTCAACGTCAGCCTCATCGGCTGATGCTTCAACTGCCTCCTCACCCTCGTCCGTTGCTTCGGTTTCAAGCTGCTCGTTTTCGCCTTCTTCAGCGGCGAGCATCTGCTCGAAAACATCCTGCGTGGACTGTATTGTTCCGGGGGGTGTACCCGTGCCGGTTTCACTCATAACTCTATTTTGCGGGATACAAGACTATCTGCGCCCTGCTATCCGATCAATTTCTCGGCGTGCGACGACGCCATTCTCGAGCACGATTCGCAGGTGGTTGCGCACCTGATCCAGTACCTGCGTCGCAAGCCACAATCGCTCGCGCTCTTCAATGTCTGGTAGCTTGCTGGTGCGCCACGCTGCCAGATACTCCCGCTCCATCGAGTCGAGTGTTTCGCTCAGCAGCGGGTTGTTGATCAACTCCTCTGCCTGCATGGCGCGNTGCACGTCAATGTGCGGGTTGCGATCACTCAAGCGAGAAGCCCTCGCTTAGGCTTACTCTTCATCGCCTTCTTCAAGAGCTTGCCGCCCTTGTCTTCTTGGTTGAATTCCTTGGCCACCTTCATCGGCACGCCGACCTTCTTGGCGAACTCTTTTGAGTGCGCAGCGGCGGCCATCAGACGGGCTTGTTTGGCGGATTTGCTAGGCATGATCAGTCCTCTAAAAGTCCGGTCTTGCCGCGCTGCTTTTTCGGCGTTGCGGCAGTGACGTCAAGTCTCTTGTTTACTATATCAGTCAATCGTTTTTCCAGAGCTTCGCTTCTGCGAATATTGCCCGGAGCGAATGATGGCGGATTGGCCTCAAGAGCTGCCAGTCTTTGCCCATATCCAGCTTGCTCTAGCAAAGATCGATATTTCGGATCTTTTGTCAGCAGTGTCGCAAAATCGGCCACGCCTCGAATCTTGTCCTCGTTGATGACGCCGCTTGCGACCAGATCGCTGATGGTGACATCTTGTCCACTCTTGAGTAATCGCTGGCGCTCTTCAACCGCTGGCTTAACGTAAGACCAAACTGTTTCTTGCACTTCTGCAGGAGTCCACTTCCTTCCGGTTGCCTCCTCAAGCACCTTTGCCGCCTGTCTAGCATTGACGTTGGCGGCATAATATCCAGGACCCTTCATGCCGAGCTTTTCTCCGCTTGCAGCCTTTCTCGCGGCTCCAGCAAACAGATCCTGCATGATTCCGTATGCGTTGGCCATCCATGTATCGTTGGTGACTTCCGCCATGTCTCCGAGCAGATTTCTCATGAACGAGTCAACCTTTGGCCCGGACAGGATCAAAGATTCTGGATCTGCTGTGGCCAATGATCTGACGCTGTTGTTTGTCCATGCGTCAAGAACAGATACACGTCGAACCAAGTCAGCGTTCTCGGGAGATGCGTCAGAGAATGCCTGAATTCGCTTCAGCAGAGTGACTTTGACTTTGACTTGATGCCAAGTCTACTTCCGAGCGACTCCAACTGAGACGCGCTTCTTTCCGCAAGAGGAGACTGCTGTACGCTGTCGCCCATGATCTTGATAATTGAGTCTCGATCAGTCGGGCGGCCAGATGCGTTCCAATTTTTCCATACACTCAGTGCGTTTTGCAGGTTTGACTCCACACTGGTTTGCGGAGAAAGCGAAGAGAGCAGCGCAGTAAACCGCGGCGCGTCATCTCCGAATACCGTTTTAATTGCGTCTCCGCTTGTCGAGTACCACCCCAACTTTGCGCGGCCGGCATAAGCCATCGCTGCCGTATCTTCTGGGTTCATGGTCTTGTACGTCTCGAGCAAGCCGCCAGTTTTTTCGGCGCTCTTAGGCGTAATCTCTTGGAATTCTTTTTCAGTTAAGAACTCGCGCAGCGTTCCATAAAGCTGCGGGTTTGATTGGCGCAAAGCCTGCGCCTCTTGCTCTGTCAAGCGAACCATCTGGCCGCCGGGGCCGCGGAACATGCGCATCGGATTCAAAAACGAAGGCAGGTATTCGCCAGCAGCCTGCGGACTCTGCAGTGCTTGCGATGCGCGCTGCATTTCTGCCTGCGCCATCTGCGTCATCATTTCGCGCGGGTTTTGAGCAAAGGCCTTGCCTGTCTCATATGCGCCAAGAATCCCACCTCGCACAGTGCCGAGCGGGTCTTGAACAAATCTCGAGCCTAGATCTGCGGCGCCGGTGGCAAGATTGCGTCCAAAGTTATAGACGCCCTGACCAAACTGAGCAACGGCCGGAGATCCAGCGATTGCTTCTTCAATCGCTTGCGATTCTGGATCTAAAAGGCCCGGCGGAATTCGCTTTCTACTTGCCATCCTTTTTATTCCTATATTTCTCGAGTAACCGCCGCCCCTTTGCGACAGCGCTGGATTTATCCCCGTAATGCCCCCACGCCTCAAGACTCAGCTTCAGCCGAGTCTTATCCCCTTGCTCGTCTGTCAGTAGGCCCGGCATCGACCCCATGCGGGTCAAGAAGCTGCCCTTGCGGCGCAACTGTTCTGGCGTCTTAGGCGCACCCTTGACTGGTGCCTTGAGTGTGCCACCAGTCTCTGCCTTGTAAGACGCGCGACCTTTGGCGTTGAGGCCACCCTTCTTGGACTGCCCCTCGGCGCGTTGCCACGCCGGCGTCTTCACTTGCGCTTCTTCGCCGTCTTGGCAGAAGCCTTGAATGCCGATGCAGTCGGAGCGCCCTTGGCGCCCGGCTTGCGCATCTTCTCGCCGCTGCCAGCCTTAATCCGCTCACGCTTGGCGTGAATGTTTGCGTATAAGCCTCTCATGTCGCATCTGCTCCGCTAACGTAAAAACAAATAGCATCGGCAACGTCTGCCTTCACCTGCAGCGTATCTCCTGCATTCATGATCGCCAGACCGTTCCAGTTATAAACGTCATGTCCGCCAATTAAAAAGTTATAAAGAATTGCATTGCTTATGCCAGCAGTCCCTCCAGATGGAACAATGTGAATATAGCAATTATGGTTGTTGGCGGTCACATTGCAGGCATTGATGTCCTTTACATAGGTGCGAGTCAACTCTGGCACCGTAAAAATGGTCACATACGAAGTGCTAGCAATAGCGCTGCCTAACTTCTTGCCGACGATGTTTTGATACTGGCCCATTCAGACTCCATTTATCCAGTGCAACACGTTTGAGCTGTGCATGGATGCAATAAGCTCT